CCCCCCGTCTCGTGGGCCGTCCATCGGGCCGCCACCTCCTGCACCCCCAGGAATGCGGCCCTTTTCTTTGCTGGGAGGCAGGAAGCGCTCTTCAAATGATCTGGTTCTACGGCGGCAGCGGCAGGCTACAGTGGGTTGTGTACGGCCGCAAAGAGTGGCCAAGTTACTCGTATCGAGCGTTTGTCTGCCCAGAATGCCGAACATGAGCGGCGAATTTTCAGTTGTGCAGTTCTTTGCCAAGCCCGATGGGACTTATGAGTATGTCCGCCGCTTTGTCACATCGGAGGAAGCTTTCGAGGCATTCGTTCATTACACCAACAACGTCGCCACAAGTCTCGGCGTCATTGAGCGCGTCATCATCACGGACGGCGGAGATTTTACCAACATGGAATGGATCAGGGGCAAGGGCATCACCTTTCCGCCCGAAGCGGTAGGCAAGGTGCTGCGCCCGGATTGGAAAGATCGACTGCGCGGCACATAAAAAAACCCCGGCTGGTGGCCGGGGCTTGAGTTACAGGGTTCGTCTAACGTGTTCAAATCAATATCTGAATCCGAGCACGATTATGACGGTCTGGAGTAAAATCACGCTGGCTTTCGGTCCAGAGTTACGCCTTCGGTCCGCCCGAAGGGGGCGGCTCTACGATCGGATGTGCAGGATGCGGAGGTGCTGCTGGCGGGACATCGATCATGAACCAGACACCCCCAATACCGGGTATGTAGACAAATACGAGCTGCTTCACTCCACCGGGACCAGACTCGCCAGGAATATAAATCGGATGGCTTGGGGTGAGACCGTTACCGGGCTCGGGCGGCTGCTCACCGGGCGGGATCGGGATCACGATCGGATGCGTCGGTCGAGGATCGGTCGGCCCCCAGATGCCCGGAGGTTGCCCACCCGGAGCAATCGGAGGTCTCGCGTATCCAGGCCAGGGTGAATCACCTCCCCAGGTACCAAGCGGCGGACCGCCCGGACCACCCGGTGCGATCGGCGGCATGACCCATGGCGGCAACGAGCCGGGACCGCCCCAAATGCCGGGAGGCTGACCTCCGGGCGGCTGCGGCCACACGCTGGGCGGAATGGGATGCGAGACCCACGGCGGCGGACCGCCGGGCGCGATCGGGTGCGCGGGATGTCCCGGTGATGGCCAAATGCCGGGTGGATAGTAGATTGGCGGCGACACAACGGGAGGCGGACCGCCGGGCGCGATGGGATGAGATGGCCATCCGGGAACGCCGAATCCAGGATCAACCGGACCACCACTAACGGGCATGATGTAGGCGAGAAAACCAGCCATTATTCAGTTCTCCTTTATGAGCCCGTCCAAAGGAAAAAATCAGATCAACGCGCTGGTGACAGGCTCTACCAGCATGTTGTTACAAAACGATTGACTTATGTGGAACGCTAGCTCGTGCCAAGCTCCTTCGCCCAAAAGGGTTTTTAAATCAAGAGGGCAATGCATTGACCGCCGCACGGCGGACAGACCGACGTCACTTGATCAAACGTCCGGCGGTGTCACTAAGCGCTGCACCTCGACCAATAGCTCGTCGACGTCGGAGTCGATATCCACCTCTTTTCGACCGATCGGCCCCCAATGAGCCCGCAGCAGCCGCATGCCTACGCCAGTGACGAGCGCATGAAATGCCGGCGAGAACCGGGACAGCCATTGATAGCGCGCGCCGTCGCCCGTGCCATAACAATCAAGCTGGCTCGCCGTCGGATAGAGCCCGCGCGTGAACGTTGGCCGGAAGCCGTTGGGGTCGACCCAATACTCGAAGAGCAGATCTTCGATCGTGTCCGAGCAATTGGAGATGTTCCACGACGTTTGAAACAAGGATGCTTCGGCGGTGTCGGACTCGACGTTGCTTGCACTCTGGTCGCGCCCCTCCCAGTGGTTTCCGCTGCTCTCCCTCATGCCGAGCCCGACCATCATCACGAACAAATGCCGCAGCGTCGCGAGGCCATCGCGCGAGTTGTCCATGTCGTGCTCGGCAAACTCGTCGTGATACCACGTGAGCGCGTCCTTATCATCGTTGCCAGTCTCGGCTTGCGCCATGATCTTGACCGCGGCATTGCCATCTTTGTAGAGCGTCACCGCAAGCGCAAACGTCTTCGCCATGCCGGCGATGTAGCCGTCCGGCGCCTGCCCACGGTCGGGCCAGGAAATATCGTCCACGTCAGAGCCCTCGACCAATGCATCGATATCGTCCGCGAGCTGATCGCTGATCCCGTCATCGCCCGCGCGCATCTTGGCATCGAGCGCATCGAGCGCGGCCCACGTGGCCGGGCCGACGATACCATCCTGCGATTGTCCGCATGCGCCCTGAAACGAGCGCACCCAGGCGTCGGTCGCCGGGCCGAAGTCGCCGTCATCGGGAAGCCCTAACGAGCGCTGCACGCTCGCGACTGCCTCGCCTTCGTCGCCCTGCTTGAGGGTCGGCTGCGATGGCGGCTCCGGTGATGGCGGGCGCTCCTCGCCCGGCGGTTCGATCTCCGGAGGCTCGGGGCGCTCCGGGCGTACTGGCCGTTCCGGCGGCTTGAGTCCGGGAAGCGGCGGAGTCTCTTCGACCGGCGGCTTGATGCCAGAGATCGCCTCGGCAATAGCGTCGCAGATATGAGCAAAATATTTGTTGTACAAATCGGCATCGGCCTTGGAATCTACAAAGCAGGTTTCGATGAGGATCGCCGGCTTGTCGGTGTTGTTTAGAAAGAAAAGATCAGTGCGCTTCTTCGGCCCGCGATCGATGAAATCACCCGCATCGGCGATGGCTTCTGAAACCTTCGCGGCAAGGCTCTGCTGCGTTACAAACAAACATTCTGTGCCCATTGGCTTCGATGTGGTTTGATAGGCATTGAAATGGCATGAGATGTCCAGATCGCGCGTCTGCTTGTTGTGCCAATTCACAATAGTATTGAGGTTCGTGTTCTGATCATGGCTCGTGTTGTCGTGAAAGGTCTCGACGCCAACACCCATATCGCGCAATACGTCAGCAGTTTGCTCGACAACCTTGCGCGCTTCGTCCACCTCATCGAGGTAGCCGGACGCGCCTCTTATATATTTTCCGTGCCCGCTGGAAATTGCTACCCGCATCATCTATATCCCTCCGCGATGCAATTGGACAACACCTCGTCGATGACCAGATCAGCGGCGACGTATCTTTCGAAGTTGAGTGAGCGCGCGTTGGTGGTCAAGGCTAACTGATTCCACACCAACGCAATCAGGCACAAGTTCAAGATCACGAGCGACATCTCCAGCGGCCTTGTCCGGCCTATGGCGATGGCGATGCCGTAGAATATCGTCATGGCTGTTTCGGTGGCACAATGCAACGGGCCAGGAGCTGCGAGGTCTCTTTCTGGTGCGCAAAGTATAGCTCAAGATCGTGGTTGCGCACCTCGATCTGCTTGGTCGTGAACCACCAGATCAGCGCGATCAGAGCTATATTCATAATCGAGAGGGCGAGCGAAAGCGGCTGCTCCTTCATGATCGTGAAGAAGGTGCCTGTCGCTTTTCCAGCCTCTTCGAGGGCTCCTGGATTCATCTTTCAAACCTGCGTCTGGTGATCTGTCGGTATGACGTTGTCTGATTCGTTGCAAACGTTTCAATGCTTCGAGTGCGCGGCCGTGGCGCAGGCGTTGAAAGATATCACGCATCCTGGCGCGCGCTTGCTCGCAATGTTTGCAGTTCATTGATCAATTAGAGCGTGGCTGCAAGTCGCCAGAGATCGTCGGCCTGCTCCGGCGTGTAGCCAAGTGCTGCCATCATGGTATTCGCATTCGGATGGCCGCGCTCGAACCCGCCCGCGCCGGCCATCATCATCTCGGCGCCGAACTGCTGCTCCGCCGGCAGCGCTTTGATCGCAGCGACTATCTGCGGCGGCAGCTCGCCGGTCTTGACTGCCGTCAACGCCTCGGCCTGCGTGATAGTGGTCGGCGGCGAGCCGCCTCCCGGCGGGGCGCGTGACGCGGGCGGAGGCGTGGCCAGCGCCTGATAATACTGTCGCTTGCTCACTTGCGGCGGCACGGCCGTCTTACTCGGATCGTGCGCGGCGACGACATCGTCGAGCGTGGCGTTCTGCTCGGCGCTGAGGTTCTCGCGCCCGGTGATGTCGCCGTCTGTCCCCCACGCAAACGGCAGACCTCCGAGACCGGCCGCGATCACCTCGTCGCCGAAGGTGGGTCCGAAGACGTCTGTCATCCGATCCTCGCGTTCAAGTTAATAAAAGTACTTGTGTTGCCGAATTGAGAAGTCCCTGAAGCGGTCGTGCTCCCCATCAACGTAAAGTAATGATAGCCTTCTGTGAGAGCCTTGTTTTCCACAACACCAATAGGGCCACCGTTGCTGCCGTAATTTACTGAAGCATGATTTCCATCAGTCAGGACGCCGTCCCATCCAATGCCAGTCGTGGTAAAACCATAGCTGCTATAAGAATAACCCAGGATCGAAGCTGTCACCACGTCGTCAGCCCACGTGACGGCCTCGCATCGAATTTCGGGATTCAGCTCAACGAACGTAGTTGATGTGGTAGTCCGAACAGCCGTGAAGGACCTGGACAGATCCCGCTGACTGCGATTGAACCATGATCTGACGAGTCGCGATATGTTGCTGTCGGTGAACTGCGCGATTGCATTGGTGCGGCACATGCCGATGAGCGATCGCGTGTCGTCTCCGCTCTTGATCTCGACCCCGACGTTCCCGGCCGTGGTAGATGTGGCGTGAGGGGTCGCGGTCGAGCAAAAATCTGCCGTGATCGTGCCAGCGTTGTTGAAGGCATAAACGAAATAGATTGTACTCGCAGCAAGATTTTGAGCAGCAACGCCCTCAACAAAGACTCCAGTGTTGCCCAGGCCGGTGATGCCAGCAGCAGGGATGCTGTAGATCGCGCCGTTGATCTTGATCAGGTCGCCTTTGAACGGCGCGAACTTCAGCAGGGTGGCACTAGAAAAGGACAGGAAGCCGCAATTTGGTATGCTCGCGCCGCCGGTGGTGAGCGCGGTCTTGTCGAACGCGGTGCTGGCTAGCGCGGTGCTGTTATCGCTCGAAGCTGGCGTGGTGGTCAGCTTCGGGGTGCCGGTGAATGTAGGCGAAGCGAGCGGGGCGAGCGGGACGATGGCGGCGGCCACGAACGCCGTTGTTGCGATGCTCGTATCGTTGTCACCGGCTGTGGGCGTGACGGCGCGAGCGTCGCCAGTGAAGGTCGGCGCGTTGATCGGAGCATAGGTTGCTGCCACTGCAGTAGCGTCGGCCTTGCCAGCGATCGCCGTGCTGACGAAGGCCGTGGTGCTGATCGACACGCTGTTGTCGCCGGCTGTAGGCGTGACGGCGCGTGCGTTGCCCGTGAAGGACGGCGCAGCGATCGGCGCCAGCGGAGCAGTCGTGGTCTTGACGAAGGCAGTGGTGGCGATTGTCCCGTCGTTGCTCGCGGCTGCCGGTGTCGGCGCGGTCGGCACTCCGGTCAATCCCGGAGATGCCAGCGGCGCGTAAGAGCCTAGCGCATTCTGCACGAAGGCAGTCGTTGCGATGCTGGTGTCGTTGTCGCCGGGCGCGGCCGTGACTGCTCTGGCATCGCCGGTGAATGTCGGCGCGTTGATCGGAGCATAGGCACCAAGCGCTGTTGTGATATTTGACCACGTTGCATTGAAACGAACGTAGTTCGCACCGTCCGATGGAGCATCGGCCTGTATTGGGTCTGCGGCCCAGGTCGCATTGCGGCGTGAAAAATAAGTTCCGGTGCTTGGCGCTTCAGGAATTCCACCGGTGCCAGTGCCGGTGACAGTGGACGAGAGCGTTCCATTGTCGAACGTCATGCCTGCGCCCATATCGACCGGCGACCAAGTGCCAGTGCCGCTGCGATAGTAGATGACGCCCGCGCCACTGGCCGCGGATAGCGATGTCAGATCAGCGCTGAGAGGTTGATAGCCAGCTGCGTTGGTCTTCACGAAGGCCGTGGTGGCAAGCGTGCTGTCATATGTGGCCTGCGCCTGTGTAGGAGCAGTCGGAGCACCGAGAAAAGCCGGCGAATTCAGCGAAGCCAGCTGCGCCGTCACCGTCTTCACGAACGCTGTCGTGGCGATCGAGCTGTCAAAACTGCCGCTACCCGGCGTAGGCGCCTGTGGCGCGCCAGTGAATTGCGGAGATATCAGCGGCGCCTTCGACAGCAGCGCGTTGAAGATGTACGCGGTGGTGGCAATCGTGCCGTCGTTGCTGGCCGCCACTGGCGTAGGCGCGCTCGGTGTTCCGCTAAAGCTGGGCGAAGCGATCGGCGCCAGCGGTACTGTCGCCGTGTGAACGAAGGCCGTGGTCGCAAGCGACGTGCTGTTATCAGCAGCACTCGCAGTCGGCGCTTTCGGAGAACCAGCGAAAACTGGCGACACGATCGGCGCGAACGACGACGTCACGAACGCGGTGGTCGCGATGCTCGTATCGTTGTCGCCGATCGGCGGCGTAGGCGCGGTTGGATTGCCAGTCAGCGCTGTGTCGATCTTGGCGCCGTTGACGGCGGTTTGAACGAAGGCGGTCGTGGCGATGCTGGTGTCATTGTCGCCAACCGTAGGCGTAGGCGCGGTCGGATTGCCACTTAATACCGTGTCGATTTTTGCGGCGTTGACGGCGGTCGTGGCGAACAGCGTAGTGGCGAGCGTGGCGTCGGCGGCGTGCGTCGTGCCCTGACCGGGCGTGTATAGCGAGGTCGGCACGCCGGTGAAGACGGGAGAATCGATAGGTACTCCAGTTCCCCAAGCCGGTCCCTGAGCGCCCGTCGGCCCTGGATCTCCTTTCGCACCTTGCAGCCCCGGTTGACCGGTGACATTGATGGCCCAAGCAGTGTGCAGGCCGACGCCGCTGACCAGATCGATCGCAACGGTTAGATTGCTTTCATCCCACGCGGTGATGACACCTTCGATCCACGTAGTGGTTCCGGCGGTCGCGTCGGTGGCAGCAGCGCGCACGCGCATGCCGATGCGAAAGCCGATGTTAGCCTCGACGATTTCCCAGACATATGACGGAAATGGCGGTGGTCCGGGCGGGATGCTAAGGGCGGTCTCGCTCGTGCCGGATATGATTTGACCGCTCGGCGCATAGGGAGCCGCAACGACTATCGCGCTCGGTTCTAGGGATGGCGAAATCGAAGTGATCATCTGGTCACGCCTTCAACGATGGTCAATTCAATCACAAGGCAACGACGCGTTAATCCGTCGGCGGTTGCAACAACATCAGCGACATATGTCCCCGCCAGGCGTTTTTGCATCGTCGAGACCGGAACGGCCAACAAGAGAAAACCGACATCCGGGAATGCTCCCACCGATAGTGTGTGATCGTCGGTCGAGGCCGTCAGGAGCACCTCGTTATCGGTGGCGCTCCTGCGGACATACATGTTGAAATCGATCCCGCGCAGATCGAGCTGCTCTGGCGCAATGCCCATTGCTGGCGATCCTGTGCCGCCAACCTGAAACAAAACAGACTCTACCATGTCCTCGTTGTTGCCGGTGAGGATCGACATTTGCGTCAACGGCAACGCGAGGATGTTGGTCATGGCTCAAAGCGAAATCGGAGCAATCGGAGCTGGCCAAAATTGATCATCGCACGGATTGTTCGGTGCAGACGTTTTGACTGTATCCGCCGCCGCATTGACAGCCGTGATGTAATCGGTGCCGCGCTGGATTTCGGTGTTCTTGGTCTGTTGATCTGCGGGCCAATTCGCCACGTCGGAACCGTAGGAAATAATGTTATTCTGTCGCAGCAAGGAGGCAGAGGCTTGCATCGTAGAAGGAAATGCCACGTTGATGCGTCGCGTCGCTTCGCTGTCAACCACGTCATTGAATTGATTTCGCCAATTTTGCAGCAAGACCATCGGCGGTCCGCCGATGTATTGCTGATCGATCCCTCGCATGTAGATCGGCACCGTGCCATCCGGGGACGTGCTATGCGCATTCGGCGGCAGCGACACGCCTTCATCGTAAACGGCCAGCAGCGGACTGTCGCCATTTTGCACCAACATCGTGACGAAGACTTGCATGATCGTGATGCTCCCCTCTTAGACAGGGCCAGGGAAGTAGCCTGGGGCATAGTTGATATACGAATTGAAATTCCCAGACGTGTTCAGCACTGGCGAGCTATAGTTGAAGTTGCAGCCGTTGACGTAAAGCAATCCGTTAGCTGCGGCCTGAACGTCTAGAAAGCTATTGCCGAGAATGTTGGAACCATAGATCCCTCCAGCGGAGCCCTGACCGACGCCAACGCCGAGATAATTATAATTGATATTGGAGGCTGGAATTCCGGATCCGGCGGTAGGCGGGACAATGTAGATGGCCGCACCACCAGAAGCTGACATACCAGCGCCATTGGTGGAACCGATTGATATGCAGCCCCGCTCGATGCGAATGTTGCCACCTTGACTTGCTACGAAGCCGCAGATCGTGCAACTCGACGCCGAGCACAACGTCGAGCATTGAACAAAACCATTGGCGAGGCCGCTGAAGCCTTCGCTCAATCCCCACGCCGCGACGTTATTGCATCTGATCATCGTGGCTTTGACCAAAATGCCAGAGGTGCGCCAAGGATTATTGCCGGGATATACGTTATCGGATGTTATCAAGATGTCCTGAATCTGCGGAGCACCAGGACCAAGATTGATGATGCCGGCAGCATAGCCCATGACGCCATTCCCAACGTCGCGTGGCTGCACCACCCCTATCTCCGTACCATAGCGCGTTCGCAACATGGCAAGATTATTGGCCGAATCCGAAGCTGCTCCCGTCGCAAAGAAATCACTATAGAGCGGAGCCGCAGCTTTCATCGTTCCTTTGATGATGATCTGATCGGCATCCCGATGATAGATCGAAAATGGCAGATAAGGAGACGCGTTCGTCGCCAGTTGAATCGTCACATACGCAGTGGGCGAGATTGCCTTACGCGTGATCGCCGCCATCACCGATGCAATTGTCGGCCAGCGAGTAGATGGAACGTTGAACGTGCAACTGGCCCCAATTGACGGATTGGGCCGAACATAAAAGTTCGTGCCATCATAGTTGAACTCGACCACGTCACCGGCAACGATATCGCCAGGAAGAAGATCGCTGCCGTCCGGCGCTTTGACCGGATGCGGAGCAAGCGCATTGACCTTGAGCGTGGTCACGTCGGTGACGCTGTAGGCCACCTTAACGAGGAGAACTGCTCCAGCGTTCAATACGGTTATCGCAGGGCTGAACGGGGCGACGATGTTATTGACGGTTCCGGTATCAACCACATACGGGATGTTGACGTTGACGTAGTTGATCGTGCCGCCACCTCCCGCGCCGCCAAAGTTGACCAGTTGCCACGCGGTGCCGTCCCAGACCACCTCAATGATCGAACTGGCGCGTATCTCTGCATTGCCAGGGCTTGATCCGTCCATCTTGCGGATCGGCGCAGCACCGCCGCCGGCATCAAGCGTCATCGATGTATGAGTTACATCTACGAGATTGTCATGAAGCACGCGAATGCGAAGAGGAAGTCCGCGCGTATAGGATGTGATCGCAGGCACAAGCGCAACGACAAGAGCGTTGACCGCCCCGGTGTCGTCGGCAAAATTCATCGCTTGGCTTCTGGTCCCCTTGGCCAGTTGAAAGAGATCGTTGTCGGCCGGAGTGATGTTGCTGGAATTGATCAGATTAACGACTTCACGCTGCGGATATTCTATGCTCGCCGCCGGCGGAATCGAGCCTTGCACCCCGGTCTGCGGGTTGCCGTTCACGTACCCCGCATTTGGATCACTCACTCCCCAAGGAGCCTGATATTTCATGGGATTACCTGTGCTTTCTTGGAAATGAGACGACCTGTCTTCGGATCGCGATTGAATGAACCAAGCCGACGCTCACGATTACGTTGCCAGTCTGATAGCGTCACTATCCGCGCTTCACGCCATCCACCACGATCGCATACACGTATGCCGTGGCTTTCATGGTGTTCCTGCCATTGATCCGCCAAAGAACAAGCTCGAATAGTCATAGATGAGCTGTGTGTGGGCTGGCTTCCATCGATTCAACAAACATTCAAGATCGGACTCGACGCCAATGCGCAGATGCGGATCAACGCCGCATTGACTGACGGAGCATCGAAACCAGATCAGCCGCGCTTGACCCGAATGCGCCGTCCAGTAGTATCGAATCTCTGGCGGCCCTATCTCCCAGCGGAAATGAATATTATCTTCGCCGTCGAGAAGATTTTGCTGTCGCGTGTCTCCAACGCGGCTCACGCCAACCATGAACGGGGCGTGCTCTGTGACCGTGATGTGATGACCAACCCATGCGGCCATCCTGATGAAAAAATCGCGCGACTGCTCGCCAAGCAGCGTCATCTGAAGAACGAGCATCTTGCGACGCTCGTCGAGCGTGGTCGTATCGGGATAGCACGGATCGGGAAGACCCCAGGCGCGCTCCCAGTCTGGCAGCAGCTCCGTCGTCGTGCGCGGGTCGCTTTCTACTTCGAGGAGATCGCCGGCGCGGCCGTCAACGAAGCCCCAGTATTGATTGAGCCCAGTGCATGCGTTGACGAGAATTGAGCCGGGCTCACGCGGCCATGCCTGCCCAGTCGGCAGCAATTCAAGATATTGCAGCGCATAATCGTCGCCACTGCGACGCAGATGCTTGTCAGGCTGAAGTTGTACCTGCATCGTAGAACACATTCCTTAGAACGGCCATGTGACCGATGCTTGGCATAAAGTCATCGCTCGCGTCTTGTAGATCGAACGAGATGATGTTGGCGACCTGCATGATGGCGTAATATTTCCAAGCCGCGAAGATAGTCTGCCCGGGAGCCGCTCGTAGAAGAAGCATGTCCAGCAAATTCTGCTGAATCGCAGCTCGCGTCGCTTCATCGTCTGGAGTCAAATTGGCTATCTTGACGTCGATGAACTGTGGAATAGGAGAGTACACCCAGAAGTCTTTCACTGTGACCGGTCGCTTGAAGTTGATGTAGTCTCTCACGCTCTGAACATCGATATCTATAGGAAAGCCGTTGTTAGAAGCGCGAAGATTGTCGCACATAAACCGTACAGTAATCGTGCCAATTCCCATCTCGACATTAGCCCAAGCACGCGTCACGCCACCGACCGCCTTCGCCCACGCGACGTAGTCATAGCTTGCGCCGCCCATTGGCGGCTGACGAATTCGCTCCAGCACGCGGATGCGAAGATCATCGTCGGTCTCTTCGTCCGTTCCAGTTTCCAGGGAAACGACCGTGGCGGTGCCGTCTAGTCCGTCCACTGTACTAGGAACATCTAGCGTGGTGCCAGCTTCAAGATTGCCGAGCGATCCAGGATCGAGCGCGCGAACCGTCACCGGAGTCTCAGAGTTGGACTCCGCAAGAAAGATCTGCTCCGTCGTCTCGTAGCCGAAGAGTGTGCTGGAATAGGTGAGCTGAGTGTTGGCCGGAACCAGCGTTCCAGCCACACCGGTCAATGTCACTATGCCAGTTGAGAACGTGGAAGATTTCCTTCCTGTAGAACCATCGGCGTTGACCAACCAGATATCGCCGTGGCGATCGAGCCATTCCTGCTCTGCGGTATCTGGAATCAGTTGCAGTGCCAGCCAGTCGAGATACTGCAAAGTGAGATGGCACAGAGCGCCCTGATTATCCGATAGGACACGCAGGACCGAGTTAGGCACCATGGCATCGGCGCCGGGCAGATACGCTTGAATGCTATCGCGAACAAGCGATCGAACCGTCCGGAGATCCGGCGTACTCCATGGCATCTGGGCAAAGCTTTCTTCAGAGCTGGTGTTGCGGAGAGCCTATATCGGCAAACTCACTTTGCGCGATTATTCCGTCCCACAAAATTTGATATCGCAAATCAATTTCCAATGTCGGCCCTCTGTAGATACGAACGAGGGCGTCGATGCGCTGCACGTCAACTCTGGTGACAACAACATCCATCCTAGAGCCGATGCGAAGATCCAAGAACGGCTGGATCGCCTCGCGGATGTAGTTCTCTATGCGAACGGTGGTCGCGCCCTGCTGCGCGCCAGACCCGACGATCTTCTCGCGGCGCATGAGCCACAGCCGCGTTCCGATCGGCCATCCATCCCATATTTCCTCAGCATCGGCGTCGCCCCACCATCCGCGTCGGTTCGTATCGTCCGGATCTGGTAGGACGTCGCCAGGATCTGCAAGTCGATCCGTCCCGAGCGCCACGATTATCGCCGTCGCCAACGATTGCGTATCGTCGAGCGTCCCGTCGGAGAGCAAATTCCAGTCTATCTGGACAACGCCCTGACCTGGAAACAGCGTGTTCTGGACCAGCCTGATATCAGGAATAGCGATTCCCCTTCGTTTTTATGATGGCCAACCTGTTGTTGCGTCGTAGGCGATCACTGCGGATATCGTATTGAGAGCATTGATCTCGCCGGTCTTGTTCAATCTGACAGTTTGAAGCGAGGAACGACGAGACTGAATTGCAGCAACGATCTGGCCGATCTGACTAACGTTCAGAGTTAGTGCAGTTCTCCCATTCAACGGCATAAATTTTGCGGTCGTGCTCTGCGTGGGCGACGTTTGCGTAGGCGCCGTCTGGGTAGGCGCCGTCTGAGTGGGCGCCGTCTGCGTAGGTGCCGTCTGAGCAGTAGGCTCCGTCTGAATAGGCGATACTATTTGAACTGGATTGCTGGCGTAATATTGCGGCTGCTGCGTTATCCCACCCCCAGCAACGCCGGTGACAAAAGAAGACGATGCAGTGTTAAAACTTACTGTGTAAGGAATGCCCGCAAGCTGGCTGCCACCAACGACGTAGGTGGCAGACCCGCCGGCAGAGGCATAAGCACCTTGAGCTGCCGCCGGTACATATTGAACAATAGACAATGATTGCGACTGCTGATTTGTCTGGGCGGCGAGAGAAGCCGCCGATTGATTTGTCTGGGCGGTGAGAGTAGCCACCTGTTGATTTGTTTGGGCGGCGAGAGAAGCCGCCTGCTGATTTGTATGGGCGGTGAGAGTAGCCACCTGCTGATTTGTCTGGGTGGCGAGAGAAGCCGCCTGCTGGTTTGTCTGAGTAGTGAGAGTACCCACCTGCTGGTTTGTCTGGGTAGTGAGAGTATCCACCATGCCAGGAGTGGATGACGTAATCGCAGCCTGCATGTCTGCGTAGGCCGTGTCGCTGGCGTCCCAGGTGTACCCGATTGCCGTAATCGGCAATTGCCGCTTGCCATTGTAGATGCCATTGACGATCCCAATCTTGACGCGCTGTGCCTGTGCCAAGGTTACCGGCATCACGGTCTGTGCTGCCGCCTCCACCAGCCAATTGTTCAACACCGCCTGATATGGCGTGGGATCGAGCAGCGGCTCTAGGATGCGAAGCCGGTCGTTATATTCGATGTTGCCGGCGCCACTGCTGCAATCATAGGCTACAACGGCGACGTTGGCAGGCAGCGTCGTGGTGTCCACGCCAAGAGGTTGATTGTCGATCGAGACGACACCCTCGGAAGTCGCGATGACGAAATCCACGTTGCTTGGCCTCCCCGACGTGGGTTATTGTGCGTGTTGCCGATCACATCGGCGGGGCGCGGCCGGACCAATGATGCGGTGTCACCCAAAAGGGCATTGTCCAGCCGCGCCAACTATGCCTCGATCACGCCGCCTGAGCCAGATCCTCCGCTGCCTGTTCCCGTGCTGGGAGGCGGGGCGCTAGTTGGTGGGGAGCCGCTGTTGCCGCCGCTGCCGCCGCCACCTGATCCTTCCGGCAGCAACACCTTCGGACAGACATGAGCAATAATCCGATGCCCCTTGCTGTCGATCGATCCGCGCATGGCCGCTGGCGTGTTAGCGCTCTGATCGCCCACCAGAACCTTTTTCTTGTTCTCGTCGAGGATGACATCGGTGCTCTTGGTGAACGAATGAATTTGCTGCTTATTGTTGTCCAACTGAATGGTCTGCTTGGGCGTGCCCTGATCCAGAGTTTGCAGCGTTATCATCTTTCCTTGTTGATCCATTCGAAACCACAAGGTCAGGTTTCCTTCCTGATCGAGCGTCTGCATCTCCAAGTAATCGTCTTCCCCATCCTGGGTGAATACCAATCTAGGCTTTTGCTGCTCGCTGTCGGGTTGGTAATAGACCGTGAAGCTGATCGTCTGCTTCTTCTCGTCGAACTTTCCTTCGAGCAGCGGTCCCTTGGGCTTCTGCTTCTCCCCCTTCGGGGTTGCGTCGCCCTCGCCGTCCGTCAACCAAAGCTTGGAGAGAAGGTCGCCGTCGTCGTTGTCCTGCTGCCTGACGAGAACAATCGAATCCTTGTCGGCGGCATAGGATGACAACGGCTTCCATGGCTTGTCCTGCGTTCCCGATTGCTCGACGCCGTTGTCGCTGCTGGATTGGCCACCGCCGCCGGATTGCTGCTGCTGGCCTTGACCATCTTGCTTCGCATCGTCGATGTCCTGCTTGGATTGATCGCGGGTCTTCTTCTTATCGGCCTGCTGCTCGTCTTTAATTATGCGGTGCACGATCTTGAACTGACTCCGTGTCAGTATCAGATTGCGCTTGATCTGGACCTTTTGCTGCTGATCGTCATAGACCCAGACCTCGCCCTCTTGATTGTTGAACAATCGATAACGTCGATCGTCCAAGACTTCAATCACTGGAAACGCGCGATTGCCTCCCATGAACTGACCAAAGTGCTCGGCAGAACTCTTGATTGGCTTCTCCGGGGTCCCGCTGTCCGGCTTATCGCCGGAATCATCGCTGCCGTATTCGGCCTTGCGACAGTAGGAGCTGAAGCCATAGTTTTGCGGATGCTCGACCTTCTTCCGCGTCTCATACTTCATGTAGTTGACTTTGACTTCCTGCATGTACTGCGAGTCGTCGGCCTCGTGCACGAGTCCTCGTGCGCCGCCGGCACCATAACCGCGAATTGAACTGTCAACAGGAGTCGCGCGCTGCATTTGGTTTCTTTTCCCCTTTTAGGTGGCCATCATGACACCGCAGGCAAATTGCCGGTGCCGCCGCTGCTGCTGGATTGCCCAGGTGATCCGCTCAATTTTCCTTTGGCTTCTCCGATCTTGTACGGCTGCACCAATACCAGCGTTGTAAGCGAACCGCTTCGATCATCTTGCGTGAAAGTCACCTGCTGGATGGCCAGTTGCTCATCCAGCATGGCCATCGGCGATGTCACTTTTACCTTCTTTCCCTTTTGCCAAAGCTCACCGCCGCCTTTTGCTCCTCCCGGCTGCCAACCTTGCACCGTGACCGTCGCCTGGAGTTCCTGCGTCGCCGCAAACATCTGCTCGTTCGTGGCCCGCGTCTCCACCTCTTTGGGAGTACAAACCGGCTGTTCCATGGAAATCATGCGACAACTGTATTGATCCATCGTGCCGTCTACCGATTTTCTCTGCTCAGATGCAGCCTTCATGTTCAACTTGTTATTGGCAGGGGTCTGACCGTTTAACATGTACTTGCTGTATGAGTTCTTCTTGCTCATCTCGCATTGCATCTTGAGGATGTTTTGCCCCTCGATGAGCTGACCCTGATTGCCGTTGTCAAAATCCCGCGCAACGAGAAGCAACTTGCCTTCTTTCACGTCGCAAGTCAGGATGACGTTGCGATCTCGCGCGATGCGCTCTAAGAACGAGTGGATCGACTCCCCCGGCTGGCAGTGCATGTAGGGCCACTTGGTGAGATCAATGTTTCCCTTGGTCTCACACTTGACACCAGTCGGCTTGAGAATTTCATCCGCTATCCCCTTGATGTCCTTGTCGTCAAAGCTGCATGTCCCGTGATTTATTGACGAGCGCACCGCGGCCCATGTTTTGCTCACTCCCCAAATCATGACTCCGTGACGATACGCATCGTAGGCGACTTGACGACTCAAGATTATGCCATCGACAATAGCATCTTGTCCGGCAAGCTTCACCGAACACTTGTCACCGGGCTTGAACTGCTGGCCACCAACGCGCTCCGCGCATGTGAACTTGAACTGATCAAAGGTGTCACCCCAGGTCGATTGCACCCAGACCGTCTCGAAGTCTTCGAAGTTGCCGCCACCCACGCTCAGCGTGACTTTTTCGCTACTCTTTGCTGGCATGTTGCTTAAGCCGATAAAGCCCTTCCCATCATCGGAGCAAAGAGCGGGTGAATGATTCCATTCTCATTTCTGATCTCGTCGCCACGCGTCGCATCAGCGTAGAGACGTTGCGCGATCGCCAAAGTGGACCTCGGATAGGAAAATCGGTAGGTGAGCATCTGCGGCAGTGGACGCGCCGTCTGGACCAGAAAGAATGAGATCGCGGCATGCAAAGAAATCACGGCGCGATATGTCATCGCGTCCATCTGATCGGCCATCGCTTCTTCCGCTGGAGCGAAGCTGGCGTTTATCATTGCACGCACATTTTCAACGTCGGTGCGGCTGACGAATGTCATGGCAACAATGAGACGCGCTTGAGTACAAAACGCGAGTTGAATGAGAGAATCTTTGATCATCTGCGCGCCGGGAGTTGTCGGGGTGGCGCTCTCTGCGATCTGCCGCACGCGCTCAACCTGCTGAAGGTTGATCCCAGTCGTCACCGCGAGATCGAAGCACGCTACGAGATCATCCCCGATGGCATCGGCCTGCAAAAGCGCAAGAGCCTGCGCCCGAACCGAATTGACCTGCTCTCGTAAATTGGCACCATCGCGCCCCCGTGTCGGCGCCCATGAAAGCAACGACACCAACGCGGCATCGACGATCGGCTGGGCTTCTAACGAGTCCTCTCTAAACATCTCAGACAGCCCCGGCCATGATTTGCAACGTCCGCGCCTGTAGCGTATCGGCCGCTTGCAGGAGAAGAAAATCTGGCGCCGGCGTCGGCTTGAATGGCGGCGTTGAGGCTTCCGCGAACGTCATGTCGAAAACGCAATAGCCGCCAAGGTGCTCATCCTCCGTTAGGCGATATTGCCGGCAGATGACGTGCTTCGGCTTCATGGTCGGCAGCGTCAGATTCCCGGCCTGCCATTCATCCAACTTATCGCGCAACGCGTCGCGCTTCTGGCGGTAGTCCGGCTCCTTGCTGCTCTGGATGCAGTAGCCTCGAACCGTGAAGGCGTAGTATCTGCGCCCCATTAACTCCGTATAACATTCATCCTTTTTCGGAAACTCGTGGATGACGATCCGCTGGCCACACTCATATGCGCCGATCTCGCAGAAGAACTGCGCGCCATCGAACTCCGCCGGCACCAACGAGTCCCGCCATGGATTGTGGATATCTTTGATTTCACTCATGATAATTGCACTTGCAATGCCGCGCTCGCGGGTGAACAGTCATGTCGTCGTGTAAGACCACGATCCGGCCCCGGACCACATCAGCTCTGTCACCCAGCTACACGGTGTCCGGGGCCACTTTATTCACGCCGAGACGCCAGCCCTACGCAGCCCCCACCGTCCCATTTGCGGCCACACCTTGGCCGGCGCTTACTCCTGTCACCGGCGCCGGCCCGAAATCGGCGGGCATCATCTGCGTGAGTCTGGTGATCTCCGTCGATTTGAAAAATCCCTCGCCTTGCGCGTCAACGCTCGTTCCCGGCGGTGCGCGCACGTCGACGGAAATCTTACCTGCTCCGCTGATGTTGACGTTTGTATTGGCGGCTTGATCGAGCTTCGCCGAGGTCTCATCCATCTTCTCGGCGCCCATTCCGGGCCAGACACCAAAACGATTTTCAAAGGCGCTGGGCGCCGGCGCCTGATCAGGCCACATTCCAAATCGCTTATCGAAGGTTGATTGTTCGTCTTTCTCGCCGCCGCCCTGATGCCATGCTCCGCCGGGTGTCCAGGGAGCTTCTTCCTGGGGATCTTCAACACCAAGCTTTTCCCGAAGAAGAGTGCGCAGGCGATTGCCCTCTTCCACATCCTTTTGCAGCATTGGCGGAATCGCACCCAAGCCAAATGGCAACGCGGACAGGATAGTTTCCGCTACCGATGGCGCTTTCGGCGGTTGCAGCCCGCTGCCTTGCATCTTCGCTACATCCTGGCCCGTCCTCGCCATCTCATAAAGTTCCGAGCCAGTTTTTAGCATATGACCAGGACTCAGAAATTCCTCTGCTATGTGCTCGGCAACTCCTGCCGCCAAGCTACTCTTGAAGCCTGCGAGCTGAATGCCCTCGGGCAGACCGCTCGGGCCGCCACCAGCTTCCGGCTGCGCGCTCTTGATCAAATCCTGCATCAGGTTTGGCGGCAAGATGATCGGCTGGCCTGCGCCTCGCTCATCAGCAAGACCCTGCGGTCTCGGCGCGGGAATTGGTGGCATAATGATCGGCTGGCCTGCGCCTCCCTCATCAGCAAGATCCTGCGGTCTCGGCGCGGGAATCTCATCAGCAAGACGCTGCGGTCTCGGCTGTCCGCCGCCCTGCGGTGGCACGTTTACTGGCGGCAAAATGCTCGGCTTACCGCCGCCCGGCGGAATGATCTTGTCTACTGCACCAGCAAGCTTATCGAGATCTGTTTGCTTCCCAGCGGACCCGCGGTGTTGCCGCGCAGCCTCGATCATCTCGTCTGCGTTCTCCCAAAATTTTCTAATCTGCTCAGGCTCATCAGCGGGCGGCGGACCTGGTTTTTCTATGTGCCTCGATGTCGGAAGACCTCTCCATCCTGGAGGGCCGCCTAGCTGCCGCATGCGCTCTTCCTCTTCGCGCTTGCGCTTTTCTTCCTCCTCGCGCATGCGGAATGCGTGTGGCAAATAATCGCGTATAGAGCGCGGTGGTGCTGGTGCTGCTGGTGGTGGTGATGGCGGTGGTGCTGGCGGTGGAGGAGGAGACGGCGGCCGAGTCCCACCGGTCCGCGCTTCATCCTCATATGGAAGCCCCGTCATGGGGTCTAGTTGTTCTACCGGCCGTTTTGGCTGGCCGTCTTGTTGCTGCGGTTGCTGTTCTTGCCGTTGCCGCTCCCTCATTTCTCGGCCGCGACGTTGAAGCTCGCGGAAGCCCTCTGGCGTCTTGGGAAGGTCTTCCGATTTCGGATGTTCCGGCTGTTTCAACAGCGGGCTCTTCGCAGTCAGGAAGTCTCGTAGCCCTGCTGGTAAGTTATTCCACAGGTCCATGAGAGCTTTTTCCAAAGGTACGGTGAATTGATCGTGCCCTGCCTTGCCGGCATCTATGAAGGCCTGATTCCAGCTCTTGATCTCTTCCCCGGCCTTTATCAGATCTGTCTTCGCAAGGTCTAGCTGCTTGCCGAATGGAGCCCAAGCCGGTGCGAGGGCTCCTATCGCCTGCTCGAAGGAGCCGGTCTCTCGAAACACCCGCTCAAACGTTTCTAACTCTGTTAGATTCTTTTTCAGCCATTGGTTCAATTGATTCATGGCATCGTTGAGTCCGATACCATGCAACAGGCTTCCGGCAATGCTTTCCCCGATGTCTTTCCAGAGGAAGGACGCTGTCAGGCTCTCCTGGGCGAACCTTTCAGTTTCCTTCGTGCGATCCCGAAGCATTTGCTCGCGTGCAGGATCTGCCGCGGCGAGTTCCTGGTTAAGTTTCTGGGCGACGCGATAGCCCTCCGCCATCTTGGCGAACGCCGCTGGCGTCAGGCCAAGCCTCGCCAAGAACTGCTCTTGCGCCGCCTCGACTCCACCTGCCTCACCACGCGCCGTCATCGTCTGGCGCATGTTCTCCAGCGCTTCGCTTATCAGATCGATCTGCCGCGCTACCGGGGCGCCTTCCATCTGCTCCATGAATTTAGAGATATATTGGAAGGTTGCTGGATCGGCGACATCCTGCAAGAGTCGATGCGTGGTCGGCGCGTTCTGGGCGCCGTATCGTTGCAATTCAAGATTAAGATCTGATAACTGGCTGATCGTGCCTTGTGCCTCCTTTGCGCTCATACCTCCTAGTTGCAATTGCCGCTGTAGCCCTTGATAGCCCGTCATGCTCTGCCCAACACCACGAGCATGAGTCTCAAGGTCCTTCATCGATTCAGAGAGACCACGAAAGTCGGTGGCTCGATGGACCAGATTGGCGCCAAGATCCGTCAATTGATGGACAAATTCTGCCGTTACTCCACCTACAATACCCCCGATAAATCCCGCCTGCCGGATCGCCCCTGTGAGCGCTTGCACGCCCTCGCGCATCTGTGCAGGCGCGGCTGCAACACCTTGCGCGGTCTTGGTACCAGCTTCACGTAACTGAACAAGCTGCTCGCTGATCGCGGCAAGCTGCTTACTTGCCTGATCGTCCACGCTTACGCGAATTTGTACGACTTCGTCTTGCTCAGCCATCGTCGCTCTTCCTGCGAGCACGCATTTGCGCGTCGATAAGCTTGACGGTGTAGTGGAGATGCATCGCGACGCGCGACATTGGCATGTCTAGCAAATAGTCGGGGTCGATATGGTAACGATCAGCAAGCCGGTAGCAATTCAGAATGAATTCATCCGGGTCTACCACAGCCCCTGATCCGAGATAAAAAAACGGCGCAACCTGTACGCCGCGGAAGCATAATCGCGCGGATCGAGAGCCATCAGATAAGCATCCTGAACGCCCATCAGATTGGCCATGATCTTGGTCATTCGACCATCGTCGATCAGATAGTCATAGTTGGGCTGCCCATCGACGACGCCCATGAATGCCACGCGCACAGGATTGCCGCCGGCCTTTATCATGTCATTGGCTCGCGGTTCGCGGAATGACAGCTCGTTGATCATCACCTCCTTGCCGTCTTTCGTAGGTGCTTTGATCGGCCGATGGCGAAGCTTGATCACCATCGGCCATACGTCCGGCGGCGGCGCAAGACGCAAGCGCAGCCGCTTGACCTCTTCCTCCAGTTCTTCATAGGTCGGCTTTTCCGACGCGATCTCCGCGTCCACTACCGGCGGCGTTGCTTCCGCCGGTACCTCTACTTCGACCGGATCCTGTTCAATGAAGCCTTCGCGGACTGGCTTGTTCATTTATTTAGAATCCCATCTCGTTGCAGCGAGTTCCCTCCCATCTTACACGCAACTGGCCATCACGGGCGTTGATCTCAATCCCGCCCTTGCAAGTTGCCTCTTGCAAGGAATATTGCTTCCCGTTGGCAAGTTGCGCAACCACCGTCACATTCACCTGCTGTTCGAGCGTGTCCACGCTGACCTGCGGCAAGGTGCTCAAGCTGCACTCGATGTACGGTACCCTCGGCAGCTCCTGATAGCCGTGGATTCCATCTTGCCCCGCAATCATCGTCCTTTCCAAGCTGTTCGGGGAAACCGTGAGATCCCCGCGCAGCGGCTCCTGCGCGCCATCGACCATGACGAACGCGACTCCGGCAAACCTGATCGCCACTTTGACCTCTCTTTCTACGCTTCTGCGTTTATGTCAGATACTCACTCGTTACGAAGATCACGCGCCGAATGTCAGGGGCGGCAACGTCGATGCCTGAGCACTGCCGCTGTAGAACTGCGAACTCGGCCCGATTATCTCTGCATCCACGCCGCGATCGTACTGCAATCTAAATTGGGCGAGCACGGCGAAAATGCGAAGTTGGTTGATCAGATCGGGAGGATAGAGCACGTTCACGCGGTTCGGGTTATTCGGGTCCCTTTCCACGATTAGGTGCTGTACAAAAGCGGCGGCGTTTTCGACCAAACCATTGTACTGGTCGATGTAATACTCGGACACCAACTCGGCTTTGAGAATGCCCGGAGTTACGATTGCCTGTCCCGGCCCAAAACGCGTACCGTCGTCGGCCAATTTATGGCGCGGGAATTTGCTGGTGATGTTGTAACGCTGATTGCGAATCAGCAATGCCAACGTCGCCAGCGTGGTGACCAGCTCATAGGCGTCGTCACTGTACCCGTACAGATTTAGCTGATAAGTCGTCTGCTCTCGGGCGATCTGCGGGTAACCACTGCCCGGCCAGACCTTTTGAATCGCCATTCCATTCCAGGCCAAATCATTTATTTCGAGCCAGTTGAACTGCTCATGGAACGGCGCCGGCAGACAATTGAGCAGTTGCAACGTCTGCAACGGACGTGCTGGATCATTGCTCAGTGCTCGCTGCGCCTTTGCAGTATAAGCCGCCGCCAGCTCGAAGACCGGCGTAGGCACGGTCTCCTCGAATGCCATCACGGAGACTACGCCGCTATTGCGCGAGTTGCCGAACGCGATCAAATCAGAGAACGCACCACGTCGAGCCGAAAAGACGTGCCCGAAGTGCTGGCGTTTCCATCCCCATCGCCCGTTGTCTGAAAATCCGTATTCCACTTCCCAGGCATTGAGGCTGGTCGCGTCGGTATATGGCATCGCGACGTACTCGAATTCCGTCTCGCCCATATTGGTGATCAGCTTACTGAAATCTGGCGTTCCAGAACCCAGAGTCAAGAAGTTTGACGGAGGCAACGAGATCTGCAAGCCCGGCGCCAGTGTCTCGCCACCGATCTTGCCGAAGTAGTTCAGATCAATCCGGATGTCGTTGCCGCTGACACCCTTCCAGTTGCACTTCAAAATCACCGCATTACCAGTTGCGGAGAAGGTCACGGGAACCGGGCTGGCCAGCGGCCCGCAATCAGCATCCTGGCTGATGACGTAAGTGCCATTACCTCCAGACGTGCCAGAGTTCTGTGTCATGACGAAGGTCGGCGACGACGGAATGCCGGTCCCGGTGACTTGCGCGCCAATCTCGATCGTACCGGTGGCGCCGGTCACATCGAGGAATTGACCCCAAGCGGTTCCAACGCCTTGCGCCGTGACACCAAATTTCGCGGTCACAGCAGGGGTTATTGCAGCAGTCGTTGGATGGCTGATCGTATAACTGCCGTCGCCCTGCGGGTTGCCGCTGATCTGCGAGACGATCGTGGACCCTGCTGGAATACCGACCGGCGGTGCCGACCCGGTTGCCGCAAGTATGCTGCCACCAATCGGGATCGTGCCGCCGGAAGCCGTCACGCCCGTGACCGAAATCGTAGTGCTGGCAGTCAAAGCCGTGATTTGACCCGTTGCCGCCAAGTTGAGATCGAAGTTGGTCACCGCCGACGTCATGTCCTGGCTGCACGTGTAGTCGCCCGCTTGGCCCGTCACCCCAGTCAACTGCGAGGTGACAATCGTGCCCGACGGAATGCCACTACCACTTATCGTGTCACCCATATCAATGCCGGGATCTGTTCCCGGTATCACAGACGACACCTTCAAATTGCTGCCGTGCGATACCGCATTGCCGCCACCGGTCGCCGCCGCAACGACAGAAGCAGACACCGGCAGATCATCGATTTGACCAGCATAGGCACCCGTCGCCATGATCGCGTCATGGATCTCTTGAGCAATCTGCTGAATCGTATCGATGCCGTGGTTTACGACAACATGCTGCCCACCGATGTACAGATGAATCGTACCGGGCTGCTCCGGAGGAGCCGTCACGACAATGGCGCCTTGCGCTGCCGCCGGACTTCCCAGAGGTTCTGACAGCGGCCCTGCCCACACTTCGTTGGCAAAATTATTAGCGAAGAACGCCTTAAACATTCGAGCCAATTCGGAACCGATTCCAAACTTGTCATCGACCTGGGCTTGCGTGCCGATGATCATCGGAATGTCTGGTGCCGCCGTGCCGCTCGGAAGCATCGTGCCGACCAACAATGATCGCAAATGAATCATTGGCAGGCCGGCCATCGATGGGTCGACTTCGACCCAGTAAAGCGGTACGCGAATATCAGAAGGAATCTGTGCAAAACTGATAGGCATGGTTGTAGTCTCCTCTGTGTGGCCGAAAGGTTTTCTAAACCTCAACGCGCAATCGTAACGTCGCCGTCACGGATGCGCCGCCGCGTGAAGGTATCGAGCGGCCATTCGACCGAGCCGGTGGACGGGAAGCCACGGCCGCGCAACGGATGGCGCAACAATTTGCGTATGCCTTCGTCACGCGGGTTCACGCGCACGGTCTGATCAGGCACCATGGACCGAATGCGAGCCAGCCGATCTTTTCGCGCCTGCGCTCGTGCATCAAATGTCGGCACCGCCGCCACGGCGGCTTGGGGTTGCGCCGTGGCCAATTTTTTGGCCCGGATGTCACGATACTGATGCGGCTCAAGCACCGGCGCCGCGACAGTTGGCTTTCGTCCAACAGGCATGGCCTGCGGTTGCGGGCCACGGATGCGTTCCTCTGTGTCCTTGCTCCGCGTCGATGTGGATGTGGAACGATATGAGGTCTTCTGCTCTTCGTTAGACATATTATTTGCTCTCCTTTTGTGATGGTTTAGGGAACCGGAATCGGCAACGGTGAGACCACGTCATCCGGCAATGGATTTGGTATCCAGTTTCCGGTGTCATGGTCGAAGTCGTAGGTCACAACGGTCTGTTGAACGCCACGAATGTCATCAGGTGATCCGCCGAGCGGCCAGCCGGTCTGCAACGCGATGCGCTCAAGATCTGGAAATTCGGTCGCAAACCAGTCCGATAGAAAGCAGATCGACAATCGAATCAATCCTTGCGCGATTGGCGTTTCATTTTTAGCGCCCTTCGTCCCGTAATAATGATTTTCGCGTTTTGCGCGCCGGAAACCCGTGATCTGCACCGGTGACGGGTATCCGCGTCTGCCCAGTCTTTCCAGGCCGTCTTGAAACATGTTCGTCAATTCATTGTTACGGAATATTTGATTGAACAAATATTCTTCGCAACGATCGAGAGTCTTTTCGCAGGCTGGCAAATCGTTATCCTGAATGACAATTTGAAATCCCATCTCAAGCGTATGATCAAACTTAACACTGCCCAGGCTGAAACCGTCTCCACCAGCCATATCTTCCACACCTCTGAAGATGCCAATAAACGGGATGTGAATTCCGGCTTCGATTGGCAATGAATTTATCCGTCGTATCGTCCAGCCGCGAAACAAAGACATGGTGGCCAAACGCTGATAGATGCTGTCTACGATAATCCAAGCATAGCTTTGCAGCTCCCCGAGGCCGCCGCCTTCGGTCCAGGGAACATCAACTCCAATACCCGGAACGATGCCAAACGCAACATCGGGTTTCTCGACTATGTTGCCGCTAACGGTCATTAAGAGCCTGTAATCGTCAATGAAGTGATCGGAATCGCATCGCCTATCGCAATAGTCGTGTTGCTGATCTGGATATCAGTCTCGCTCCCGGGAAGACCAACAGTCAATCCGATTGCCACCTGCGCGCCATCTCCGTTCAGGATTTGCGCTGCGGCGGCTTCTCCTGCGGCGGTTGCATTTGCCGTCAACGTCGTGCCGAGCAGTGTCAACACACCATCACCGTTCTCGGAAAATGAGGGTTTCTCCAGCGTGATCGACACCAGCACCGTCCCCATGCCGGCGGTCCCGATCTCGATGCTTCCCGGCGTCGTACTGGCATCGATCTGGCCTACGACCGCTAGCGCCCTCGCGGACTTCAAGCTCGGCACATATGCGATCGTCACGGCGCGGGACTCACCAACTTTTGAATGGTAAGCGTCATCTCGCCGCCGCCGCTGTTGACGACATCGACCACTTCGAACGCACCGCGTGCGCGCACGCTGCCGTCCGCGGGAATGTCGATGCGATCTCCGGCCAACGGCGTCGCCAATCCCGCGTTGATAAAATCATCTTCAAGAACATAAAGCTCGGTCTTCTGATCGGATATGATCGAATTGCCGTCTAAACCGACAATGTCCACTTCGTCAGTGTCGTAGATCCCGCGCACATCATAGCTTCCAGCAGTCGGCGCCGACACCAGAGGCGTGACCAAGATTTGCCGCGCCAACACGTCGTAGACCGGCGCGTACATCAGACCAGAATAGTCCAGTCCCATTTTTCAGCTCCGCGTTATGCTGCGCATAACGAGATCCGTCATCCGCTTATGCAGGCTGGCCCGCAATTTCGGACTCAGGATCGCGTGGCTCGCAAGCGGTGCGCGCCGGCCGCGTCGCCGCCCGCGCCAAACACGCTTCTTCCAACGTCGCCAAACTTTTGTGGTGCTAACGAATGGCTCCGGTTGATCCGTAAACGTTCGCACCCGGCGCAAATCTTCGCGCTGCCACTCGGTCAACTCCTCGGGCATCGTCTGTTCGAGTTGCGCGATTCCTTCGGCCATGGAATCGAATCGTCCCAAGAGCCTCTCGATCGCGGTATCATCGACGGTGACGGTGACAGGCATCGTGCCTCAGACATTCATTTGCGTGTATTTGATCAGGAGGCGGCTGACCGATAGCTGCACTGCGGTTTGACCGCCGGTGCTGATGGTCTTGAGCAACAGCGCATTCGGATCGAAGAACTGCACGCGCGCGTGCTTGTGAGATAGGGAACGAATGCCCTCAATGCTTTCGCGTTGCTGTTGCCGGCGCGCTTCATTCACCAGCAACGCGGTCGCATGTTTCAACGGCAGCGGAGCATCATCTGGCAAGATGTATCCGCCGGTGTACGTCACAACGGCGGGCTCACCCCATCCGGCATAATTTGAAAGCTTGCCGGTATTTTCTTCCAGTTCCCATTGGTCTGAAGTAAGCGCGGTGTCGTTCATCATCACGGTCTCGATGTCGGTGGCAACCACCGGCCAATGCGTCAGGAACAACCGTGGGCCGCCAATTTCAGGATCGACCTGCATTTCGCGCCAGCTCTCTTCGACCTGCTCGCGTGCAAAAATGCGATTGCACATTTTCGCGACGATCTCCGATTGAATACTTATTTGCATTGTCAAATAGGCGTCCTGCGAGGTATCCGTCAGCAGGATGCCGGACAAAAGCTTGCATTCGTCCAGCGTGACCAGATCGGTCGTCGTCGCCGGGGTCAGGACGTGAACGGTCACATCAGCCATTGTCTTTTAGCTCATGTCGTGTCGTAATAGGAATTGATCGCGGCCAGAGCGGCTTTGTCACCCAACCAGCGCGTGCCGTGATCACAAGGGGCGGTCACCGGATGCCAAGTCTGGGGGCCGCTCTCTCATTTTATGGAACGACGGCTGTTGCTGCCGACGTTGCAGGTGTTGATCCCTTAGCGTTCGTGGCCGTCACCTTGCAGCTCAGTACGTTTGTCTTATCGGCGGTCACCACCACGTAGCTGCTCGAAGTCGCCCCGGCGATATTCGCGCCCGCGCGTAACCACTGGAAGGCGTATGCCAGACCGCTGTAATTCCACGAGCCGGTCGAGCACTGAAGCGTCGAGCCGACGGTCGCCGACCCGGTGACGATCGGCAGCGTCACGTTTGCAGGAAGCGCTTGCATCCACGGTGGGGTATTTGGATCGGCCGGCGATCCATCCGCGACCTTACTGACTACCGTATTCCCGACGGCGGCTGCATCGTTTTCCGCTTGCGTCCCGGTCGGATTCACTGCCATCACAATCCCCTCATTTCGGAGCGCAAAAAGTTACGCGTGGCCTACTTCGCTTCGGCGATAAATTGCTCGAACAGCCCGCGCAACGCGAGCGGCGGGCCTTCGGTCCCGTCGCTCAGAATCGGGGTCGCGGTATAGGTCTTCCGGTCGAGCTTCCACTCGCGCAGGGCAGGAGCCGATCTGCCGGGCTCGCCGCTCCTTCCGGCCGGGCCGGGTGCTCCGAGGGTACCAGATTCGCCCCTATCTCCGCGCGGGCCGGCTTTCCCCGGCTGAGCGATCTGCTGCCAGTCTGGCCCTGGGCAGATTCCAGGCTTGTCTTTGCGGGCGACGAACGCCCCACCGTTGCGGGCCACGATATCCATTTCGCCATAAACCAGCGCCTCGTTGTACGTCCCCTTGATAGTCAGGCCCCGCGCCGACGGGGCTGCAGCCGCGAGGCAAATCCAATCGGCGTGCGGCGGGGCATGCTTGGTGTCGCGCATGGCCTGAAATGTAGAACCATCCCAGGTCACCACGTCGGCCCGATAATGCACCGCCTCCGGCGCGTAATGTTTCACATGTGACAACTTCCCTACTGGGCCTTCCGGGCCGATCGGTCCGGGCGGGCCAGTGATGCTCTCGCCGTGCTCTCCGGGTGGGCCCGGCGGGCCAACAATGGACTCGCCCCTTTCTCCTTTTTCGCCTCTTTCGCCGGTAAGCCCTTGCAATCCCCGCAGACTTTCGCCGCGCGGACCGGGCGGCCCTGTAATGCTCTCGCCGGCTGGTCCGGGCGGCCCGATAATGGACTCGCCTTGCGGACCTTGATCGCCTCGCGGCCCCGGTGGACCTTCTATCGAAATGCCAGGCGCCCCTCTTTCCCCGCGTTCGCCCGGAAGGCCGGTGATCGATTCCCCATCCTTGCCGGCCGGTCCGATCGGACCTTGCTCGCCCCTTTCCCCTGCAGGACCTTGCAATCCCATCAGGCCCGGAACGCCATCCTTGCCATCGCGGCCGGGAGCGCCGTCGCGCACCATGGCGAGCCGCTCGATGACCATCTTGTCCATTTCAATGAGCTTGGCGGCAAACGCTGCATTCTGTCTGGCGCTGCGGTCTGCAATCTCGGCGCGCAGCTCGGCAATCGTGCGGCCGGCTTGCGCCTCGATCAGTGCACGCTCGCGCTGCGATTGCTCCTGTTGTCTGATGCGTTCGCGCTCCCAATGCTCCTGTTCATGCGCCAACGCCTCGGCGAGCGTCTCGCGCCAAACATCAAGCAACAAATCGCCGTCTGGCTCGGGCTGCGGAGTCGAGGAGTCGAGTGACTTGCCGTTTGTTTGCATGATGATCTTTCGCAGTCGCGGCTGGCGCGGGCGCCGGTGTTGGCGGTGCTGACGGCGGTGCTGCTGGTGCGGGAGCGGGAGGGACCTTCCCGGCAAACTCTAAAGGAACGACCTGCTGCTGAACGCGAGGACTGTCGCCGAAAGGCACGGCGTCATATCCCTCGATCGCTCTCGCCTCATTAGGTGCGTAAATTCCGCCTTGAACTCCCTTCACCAGCGCATCGATGCGATCCTTCAGAGCCGATCGCAGCAATGCGTCGGTGTCGAATTCTATGAAGTCCTCCGGTTGTCCTTTCAGATCGTATAAGAGCCCGAACGCTTCCTCGACGTGGTTGAGAGCAAATCCAAGGCCAAGCGAAATCCAACTCTGCATCAACAATTCGACCGACGAGTATGTCGCGCCGCCGATGCCAAGGATCTGCAACGGGATACGAAAGGCGAGCGCAATGCGTTGATCGGAGATCTTGGCAATTTCGGCAACCTTGCTATCCTGCCCGGCCGCGGCTGCCCATGGCTGCAATTTCAGTCCAGCAGTAAGAATTGGTGTCCCACCCTGATTTATTCCACGCGTTTGCTCGTTCCATCGGTCGCGCAAATAATCAACATCCGGCTTGTCGAGCTGTCGATCGGTCATCAACACGGCGCTGGGCCGCGCTTGATTTTGATAGAAGGCGATCTGCTGCTGCAATATCGCATCCGTGGCGATGACGTCGGCCATCGCCGCCATCAGCGGCGTTTCCCCGATCAGCGGTCGCGGTACGCGGTAATCTGTTCTCAATCGAACATGTAGTACATCACGCTGCGGCACGATGATTTGCTGATTGCCGAGCGTCTGCGCGATGACGTCGTTGCCGCCCAATGTATAGAAGATATCGCCGGTCACCGCGAGCTGCGGCCTGCTCTGGCGCGGGTTCATCAGATGCAGTTCTGAAACTTCATAACGATCATTGCGCAAGGCCACTGCGTAGGCGTTGCCCTCGCGAAACAATGAGTCCGTGAGACCTAGCAGAAAATCGCTGATCGTTTGATATGCGTTCGGCTTGCGCAAGATGCGCGAGACAGCCGAATTTGTGACGCGTGTCTTGCCGCCTTTGTTGTTTGATCGCCAATGGTCGCCAGGACATTGCGCTATTGTCTGTGCGTAGGCGCTGATACAGGCTTCAACAACGGCAGAGCGCTCACCGCCAATCAGGTCATAACCGCACTGCCACCAGTTTCTGAGCGCCCCGGCTTCGGCCGACAGCCAGCCGCCGCTGACCGGCATAGGATAAGGCCCGGGTCGATACGCGCCCTCGACGGCGCGCAAGATCGGCGCGAGAACGCGTGCCACAAGACCGTTCGGATTCATCGGCTCGCGTTGCTCTTTTTGAAAAAGAGGGGTCTTCGATCTTTCACAACTGAAGACCCCAAGGCAGGGAGTCTGTTACGCCGACGGTGTCGCCGGCTTGGGTTGGACCGTGCGAGTCTGATAACCCGGCTGGCCAGATTTCGCCTCCATGCTTTTCTTCTTCCGGGCCTCAGCAGCCTTTTGTTGCTGCACCACCGGCGATTCTTCTTCCGGACTTCCGTCCGGTTCCTTCTGCATGACGTGATCACCCATCGCCGCAGAGTCGTTTTCATCCTGCGTGGGCGTCGGCTTCGAGGCCGCTTGCGGCGGCCCTGCTTTTTCTTCTGGCATTTTTAGTTTCCTTTCCTTGTGGTTGACGATCTAATTTACCACGTCACGGCTGCGATATTTGCAACGACCGGCCTTCTGATATACCAATTCAATCTCATCACAAGCCGTAGTGCGAGACTATCAGTTTGCCAGAGCGATTGCGCGGGCGCGGCAACGGTTGGAGGCGTTCCAGGAGTGCCGATTTGTAGAGGCGTGGTGTCTTCGAAATGTAGGGTGGCCTGATCTGAAAGTTCAAATCTTGGCGCTTCCGCTCCCACTGCCACGAAGTCCGCAGCGTCCAACAAGGTCATGCTTCCGGGCGGCACGGTGCCGGAATCGATCACCGGGAAACCGTTGAGTCCTCCCGCGGCCATTTGTTCCGCGAAGATGAAATCACCGGTGTTCGGCGCAACCGTGAGCTTCAGCGAGTTGACCTGAATCGGATTCAACAACCAGACCGGATTGCGAACATTACCTCGCGTCGGCGTGAGCAGGGCATTCGTCATTTGCTTGATATCACCGATGATCGCGGTGAAACCGCCGGCAGCCGTCGCAGTGAGCGGGGTCACGCCATTGAGCAATCCGGGCGGCCGTACCGTGGTCGCCGGATTGGCATCTAACAGAACGCTGTCCAAAGAGATCGCCGTATCGTTCTGAATCGCGTCACGCAGCAGCGCCTCGATGGCAGGCGTACTGAAGTCCTCCATTTCTTTGGTATAACTTGAAATCACGGCCAACTTTTTTGGAGTCAACGTGACGGACGTGAAGTGCCCTTGCCTCACGGGGATCGGCTGGCCTTCTCCAACAAACGATCCGGCGATGGTCGGCGCCGCCGTTCTGGTCGGAATGACGATGCGTCCATTCCGGCCGAAGTCGAGCGACATCCCCATAGCCGCGAGCCGCGGATAGACCGACTTCGGATAGAGCAGGTCCATGTAGGGACCCTGCATCTGCGTGACCAGCTCGGCAGCCCATCCGACGACGTTGGTCATCGCCGGTGCGGTCGCCGCCCGAATCATCCATTCGACCGTGCGCATCGTGGGCTCATGGTCGCCGTAACTGCGGCGGCATTCGTCCTCTGGCGTGCGCTGGAAGACTTTCGCCCGCAGCATCACGACGCCGGCACGCACCATGAGATCAAGCGGCTTTGGCTCAGGGCTTGCCGCGGTGGCAAACAGGGGCGCCCGTGCTTGCGCTCCGTCGCCGTTGCCGTTGCTCGCCGGCGCCTGTCGCGGTGGCTCGACGGTGCGAACCGCAAGCTGCCGTGCGCCGCCACCTCCGCCATTGACGCTGCCGACAATCTGACGCTCGGCCTCCTGATAAGACGCAAGCTGCTTGTTGACCTGCGCCAATTTCGTGGTCAGGTCGTTGGTAGTTTCCATCTCGGCATCGGTGACGTCGGTATTGTCCAAGGATCCGAGATGTTCTTCGAGCTTGTCTTTCAGATCAATAACGCGGGTCTGAACTTCCGCAATACGTTGACTGAGCGTAGACATGGCGCCAGTCCTTTCCTTGTTGTGTAGCTTCTGACGATGAACGGCCTGCTCGCCGGTGAAACCGCGACGCCGCGGATCGTCTTTAGTGCCATGCTCGGCAAAGACGATATCTAGCGTTGCGGGAGAGACGTGAAGCGACTTGGCCACGGCCAGCGCATTTGGATTGGCGGGAACTGACACGAGAGAGCACTCGACCAACTCCTGTTGCAGATAGCGCTGCGGCGCAAAGGACGATGTATCTGCCGCGTTGAGTGGTTCAGATTTGCTCGGTCGAAAGCCGACACTGACCGCTTTCAGAATGCCGGCGTCAACAAGCTTTCTGATCTCGTCGATGCGCGCGGAAACTCCTTCGGCTGCCAGCTCTAATTCACCGCGCAAGGCTTTGTTCTCGACGCGAACGTCGTGCCACCTGCCGATCGGAAAATCTGATCGATGCCCAAATAAAGCTATAGGGTTTTTTCGGAACGCCTCGACCTGCCACCCCTCCGTGCTGATAACGTCGCCAAGGCGATCCGGAGTCTCATCTGATAAGATAAATGCGCGGCCCTCTACGGGCGCCGCATGCGTCTTGTGCACGATCTTTTTCGCGCTGCGATCTTCCCACATCACCTGACATGCCTCTTGCGCATCATCGTCGCTCGTTTCGGGATCATCGTCGCTCAATTGGTCCATGCAGCGATCGAGGAAGTCTTCGTGCGATTCGTCGTCGTCCGGCGGATCAATCTGCTTTATTGTTTTCTTGTCCTTGTTCCGAAAGATATCGAGACAGATCGCGACCGCTTGCTCTTGTGGCCGTTTGTCTTTGCCGGTGCCTATCATGTCCGGAACGCAGCGGCTCATGAAATCGGACTGTGACTCGCCCTTATGCGGTTTCATCGGCATGGCTTTGCCTCCGAGCGAATTTTGCTCTAATGTGTTGGCGTCGCGGTGCGAGCCGCGATCAGGCCCCGGACCAGCAAATATCTGTCACCCATTGATCCCATGTCCGGGGCCGCCTCCTACCACGCCGTACCGTTGATAACCGCGACGGCCGTTGGCGAGCGCAATGCCCAAGTCACGGGCTGGTTCAATTTGATGCCAATATTGGCGCTCTGAAACAACGATTGGGTCGGCGCCGCCACGGTCGGCGGACTCCCCGGCGTGCCGATTTGCAGCGGCGTTGTGCCTTCCATATGTACCGTCGCTTGCGTCGAGGTTTCGAACGTCGGTACGCCGAAGATCGAAACCAAGGCATTGACCGCGAGTGCGATAACGGTCCCGTTGGCCAGCACCGAACTCGTGATAACCGAAGGTCTGAAATTGCCATACGTACGAAGCTGCAACGCGAGGGCCTGTCCTATGCTGGCGACAAAGATGACATTGGTGCCGCCAGCGACCGGCGCAACCGCTTTGCCAAGCGCAAGAATATCGGCAACCATTGCGTCGGTCTTGCTGCCGGTCCCCGGGTCTGCAGTTATCGGCGTGATGCCATTCAGCAATCCGGCCGGCCGCGTGGCGTCGGCGGGGGCGTTGGAAAACAGCGCAGTATCGAGCGAGACCGCGGCGACTTCTGCGAGCATGCGTTGCATGATGGTTTCGATCGATGCTTGCGAGAACAGCTCCGAGCTAATCACGGCGATCGGCGCGATTTTGTGAGGATCGAGGCGCGCGCCCGTGGTCGCGCCCATGACCACAGGTTTCGGTGACCCCTCACCGACGAAAGCACTTACCCCAGTATTAGGCGGCGTAACGTTTGGAATGGTTATCGCTCCCGCACCGTCCCAGGCCAGGCTGAGCCCGGCCGCAAAGACTTGCGCGGCGGCAGAAATCGGAACAAGCGCGGGCAATACCGCGGTTGCGACCTCGATCAGTCCCGTGTTGGCAATCGTCAGCGGCGTAGTGGCCGCGCGCGTGAGGAGCGCCGCCGTGTGATCGAATGGCCAGAGCCGATGCGCGTGCTCGGTTGCGCCCATCGAGCGGTCGATTCGCGCCAATCCGGTTGCGACGGCGGCGCGCGCGATCGACTTCGCGGGATCAAGATTGGGCCGCACAAGCGGCATTTCTACCGGCAGTTTTGCGATCTGGTTAATGGCTCGGTTATGCCTTCCATTTCCGGCGCGCTGTTTTTCTAAATTCACGGTTTCGTGTCATTGGGGGCGGCTCGTTTCCGCGTAAACCATTGATTTTCAATGGTTTTCCCAATATCCGATTTATTCGATTTACACTTGCGCCCTAGGCCGTGGTGGCCTATATGTGTGTTGTAAGAGAAGCCAGACAGGAACTAGGAATAAGCCCAAGGCGAGGCCCTGATATTAGGGGCGAGTGGTTAAGAAGAGAAAATATAGTGAATACAGGTTTGCCGGCACGACAACGCGCCGGCTCTCCCGTGTTCATCGAACACGCCCCGCTTGCATCGGGGTCTCTGAAAATGGAGTCACTACAATGGAGCTACTTGCTATTCTTTGGCTGGCGGGAATTCTCGCCATGCTGCCTTTTCCGTGTTCATACCGAACACGCCGCGCTTGCAACGCGGTCATCTGAAAATGGAGCCACACAATGAGCTACATCGACTTCTTGTTAGGACGGAAACAGCGGATCATCCAAAATGGAGTTACTACAATGAAAACACTACTCGCACTTACTACCACCGTCGCGACCATTTCCCCTGCGCTGGCCACGACGTCGGGGAGCCCAGAGGGAGGCATCGGCTTCCTGCTGATCCTCGCCGCAGTCTACTTCCTGCCCGCCATCGTGGCATCGAGCCGGCACCACCGCAATCGTCTCGCCATTGGCATCCTCAACTTGCTGCTCGGATGGACAGTGCTCGGATGGATCGTCGCCATGGTGTGGGCGTGCACCTCTGACGTGGAACCAAGGCCAGAGGTAAAGTACACCTCCCGCTGGTCGAAAGAGAGACGTCAGGAGGCTAACCCCGCGGCCGGCCCCGCGCCTCTCGGACGCTTCGGCCAAACTGAAACCTAAACCTGACAAGATGAGCAGCGCATTGTCGGCCGCAACTCCACCGCGACCGGCCTTGCAGTGTTCATGACGAACGCTCCCGCGCTTGCAGCGGGTCATCTGAAAATGGAGTCACAACCAAATGTCAAACAGCAGCGTCACGCTCGAAAGTTTGCACAACGACATTGTAGGGCTGCGCCACGACATCGTACGGCTCGAAGCCAAGGTCGATTCCAAGCCTTCTTTGATGGCGATGTTTACCGGCATTGTCGTGGTCGTACTTGGCTTGGCTGGCGTCATCGCGAGCACGATCACAACCTTGCACACGCTCGGATTTATCAAGTGAATACAGGTTTGCCGGCACGA